TAGAGTTAGATGTTCCAGTTGCTTGTTCTCGCGATAAAGTCGTTCGTGGTTACATTCGTCACATCAATGATGCAGCAGTTTCTGCATTCTCTCCAATTTATGTCTATGCTGCACCCTATCTTTGGGCAGCAGATGATGCTGTTCCACAAGATTGGTCATTCTATGATTATGCTTCGAATCCATCAATTATTCCTGGAATAGTGGATAATTCAATTCGTAACACAACACAAAACTGCATTAATAGTGGAAGATGCTACAACACAACATGCCTAAGTTCAACTGCACTAGAAGCACTTGCAAGAACATGCATAGCAGAACTACAACTAATTGATATAGAAAGAGAATTATTAATCACTCTAAGAGATGCTGTAAATAATCAATATAAAACTTTATGGCAGCAATTATATCAACAATGGTTTGAAAGAAAAGCATTCTTCCATTCAAAGAAACCAGGAGAAAATGTATTCAACAATCCAAGTATAGAAGGTGGTCTGGTTTCCAAGAATCTATTCAGTCTTGAAAATGTAAAAACCATAACCAGAAAAGAAATTCGGGGAAGTCGATACGAAATTCTTTCAAAATCCAAGGGCATCACTGGTGCATCAGCAGGAGAATGGTTATATGAAATATTCTTTGGAAATAATGCTGGATCAACTGCTCATCCATACTACGATCAGAAGTATTCACAAACTCCATTTATAACTTCAAGAGAACCATATTCTTGGTATAGTTTTGAAGATGTAGATACAACAGATAATCCCGAATATTCCTTCGCAGGAGAACAAAGAAATTATTCTAGCACCAGCATATTGCCAGAACAGGATTATGCACCTGAGTTTAGAGGTTCGGAGCATGTAGAAGTTGGTGTTCTTCACATCCCATCTTTGGATCTTGCAAATATAACAAATCTTAATTCTAATTTTGGATCTGGTGTAGCAAATGCGGTGGCACAATTTGCTCAATCCGATCTGAATTCAACATCAGCAATATCTCTGAAAGATACATTCAATCTCTATAACATTAAGACCGATAGCAAACCACCAAATATAAAGAAGGAAGAAATAACTTCTTATATTCGTATTGAATTTAATAATCCAATAGGTCTTGATCGAATCAAAGAGTTCCCAGATGGATTTGTAAGAGATGCGGGAACCGAATACTTCCTACCATACCTTGTTCAATTGACACCTGGACCATTTGGTAGACAGTCAGTTAAGTATAATGCTGCTGTAATCGGAATGGATCCATATGGATTTGATGTTGCTGTCAAAAAAATCAAGGATGATATTCCAGAGAATAGAAAACTTGCTGGATTCGATCGCGGTAATTATTATTCCTGGTGGAATCATGATACTGGATCTGTGCTTTCTAAATCACAGTATCTGAGCTCAGATTACAATGGCATGGATCTTTGGCCAGAACCAATATTTGAAACAGAATATACATATTATGCATATGATCATTCGCAGGAAGATCTTCATGGTGGAAACAAAGATACAGATTTTCACAATGGCGGTGGATTTAATTTTGAAGATCCATCTCAAGATTGGATGGAATCGTTATATGATTATGGAATGAGTTCTGGTAAACAATTCGATCCACTATATCGAACATCTGCGGTTGGTACATATTTGCTTCCAAATAGTTACAGAAAACTGAAACCACATCGTTCGTGGTGGTCTATATTCATACCAAGAAACATATTTATTCCAGTAAGATTTGCAAATATGTTCAAGTCCTTGAGAAAAAAATCAAGAGATCTTTATGGAGGAAAGGGTGTATTCACAGCAAATCCACAATACTGGAAGAATTGGTATGGAACAGAGTTCCAAGACTGGATTGCATTAGCAGACAGAAATAGCATCGATATTAATAGTCTATTAGGGGATACAGATATATCAATATTTTTACAGGATGCCGATGCGTCTACACACATCAATGCAATGAAATCATCAATGCTTCCAGAAGGAATTAAAAAGTATTTTAACGATTCATTGATGCATTATCTTTCTGGTTCTGCATTACTTTACAGACCAAATCTTGTCACTGAAGATCTATGGAAATATGATTTAAGCGGAGAAACGGAATATGGTCTTGTCACTCCACCTGTAGATACAGAACATGAATTCTTCGATCGCAATTTCTCAATGCAGTTTGTTGTTTTTGCCAGAGGAACTAGATCATGCAAAGAACTAGGACTAAAGTGTGCAAACCCAAACACACCACCTCTTATAAATTCTGAAGGTTGTGAGCCAAATGATCCATACTGCAATTGCCCAGCGCAAGATAAAATGCCAACAGAAGCAGAACCAACATATTTGGAACTGTATAAGTTGTATCAAGAACTTTCTGAGTGTAAACTGATAGAGGAGCATCTAGGAAAGGATTGGTTGGGATGTGAATGGTCTGATCCAGATTCTCCATGTAGTTGTAATTGTCCAGAACAAGGAAAATATTTCAATAAATACTTAGAATACACCAGAACATATTGTACATTCTGGGAAACAGAGCATAAGACTCCACTTCTAAGAACTGCTCAGTTTGAATTAATGACTGCTCAAAGAATGACAATATCAGTTGCTCCAAACGATCTTGTTAAGGTTGGATCGGTTATAGAGATATTTGTGCATAATTTCCCAAATCTAAAAAATAGATTTAAGAGAATTTCTGGAAAATGGTTAGTAACGGGAATTAACCACTCATTCAATACTTTAAGAAATTATATGTTAACTTTATCATTAGTTCGAGATTCTGTTGAATATGATGTAGAAGAAGCAAGTAAACCCGAATCTATATTTGATCCAAATGTTTATAGCAGAATGCACTAAATACAAATATGATAAACCGAAATCTAACATATAGTGACATTCCGTTCATCATGACTAAAAATCCATTTACTGATGATTTAAATTTAGTAAAGGATGTCTATGCAATAAAACAATCAGTAAAAAATATTGTATTAACAATCAGAGGAGAAAGACCTTTCAATGTTAAACTCGGTGGAAATCCTAAAAATTTTCTGTTTGATATACTAGATACAATGACAACTATACAATGTAAAAATTTAATTGGGAATGCAATTTCAACTTATGAACCAAGAGTAGGAATAAAAGACATAGCAATTCAAGATAGATTGTCTAATCCAAATAAAATAAATATCATCATAGTTTACACTATACTTGAATTGGGAATAACGGACAGCATTTTTGTATCTTTAGAAAGGACAAGATAAGTGTCATCTCGCAAACCACCAACCACTTTAGGAAAATTAGAATTCTTAGATATTAAAAAAAGTTTAATTGATTATCTAAAGTCGCAATCTGTCTTTTCTGGATACGAATTTGAAGGATCTGCTCTTTCAACACTAATAGATTTAATGTCATATAACACATATTATTATGCTTTATATTCCAATATGATTGTCAATGAAGCATTTTTAGATTCTGCACAAAGAGTAGAATCTTTAATATCATTAACAAAACCTTTAGGGTATACGATTCCTTCAAAAACCGCAGCGAAATGCAAAGTTGCGCTTTCGGGTGTTTCTGAAGCAACAACTGTAATACCCAAAAAATCGGTGTTCTATGGCAGAAACTCAGAAGGAACTCAATTTAAATTTTATAATCTAGAAGATGTTCCAGTGGTGGATTCACAAACAGATTTCTTTTACATATACGAAGGAAAAAACTTTGTCGAGGTAGAAGCAGCGGATCTGATTGACATAGAAAGACAAAGAATTGTAATTTCAGATGACAACTTTGATTTAGAAACATTAAAAGTAATAGTCAATGATCCACAGACAGATATAGATGAAGAATGGACCAGAATCGATAATATTGGATATTCCAATACAGTTGAAGAAAAGATTTATTTTGTCGAAAGATCAGAAACAGGATTTATTATATCATTTGGTCTTTTAAATTCTGTTGGCAAAAATATAACAGAAGATGTTAGATCATTAAGAGTTTCCTATCTCACTACAAATGGAACTTTAGGAAATGATATAAATTTATACACATCATCATTTGGAAATGTAATTACATTTGACGGTATTCCATCTTTCGGCGGAAAAGACGATCCTAGTCTTACTTCTATTAAATTTTTAGCACCAAAGTGGTTTGCATCTCAAGAAAGAGCAGTAACAAGTACAGATTACAAAGCACTTGTATTGGAAGCAGGATTTTTTAGCAGTGAGAATGAATTTAATATTTATGGCGGAGAGGAAATTGTTCCAAGAAGATACGGAAGAGTTTTCATAACTTCAATGAAGCAACCATCTGAAGTATCTGACATGATGCAATTTATAAAAGAAAGAAGCGTAATCACCGTATTACCAGAATATGTTGCATCAAATCCTATAGTTGTTTATGTTGATTTTACATTTAGATTCAACGATGGTGTTGCAAGGACTTCTTCGCAAAAACAAGAAATAGCAAATCGAATTAGATCGCTATTCAATCAAATTTATGGTTCTGGTAATCGATTTAATCTTTATTTCAGTGCAACTGAATTTATTGAGCAAATAAATTTGTTATTACCACAAGTAGAAATATCACCAGATGATTTTGAAATATATGTTGAACAAACAGTGAATGCCACTCTTTCCGATTATTCCTTTAATCTTCAAAATGCAATTGCCATTGGAAATGCACCACTTTTAAGATTTACTGATCCATTTGCTTCAACACAATCCGCAACTCCCGTTGTGTATGCAATTGATAATGATACTGTATTCCCACAAAAACCTTTAAAACTCTTTACTTCAGATCTAGCAACAGTAGTGAATTCAAATGTTGGCAGTGTGAACATAGAAACAGGCACTCTGCTAATCAAATCTAAGATTATGCAAACACCAACAAAATTCACAATACCGTTCAAACAAAAAACAATTAAAATTGGATTAAATAACTTAGTCTCATTTTCAATTAAAAACATCACGATAGCATAAAATGATTCCAGTAATATCAACACAGATTCCAGTAGAAGAACAAACTGAAAAGGTTGGATTTAAACTCACAAGTTTATATTCTAATCTTGAAGTGTTGAATCAATTATTTTTTGGTGATTGTAATACAGTCAAGGATATAACAGAGCAAATTCCTCTGTGGATAATACACGAAAAAGAACAAACAGAAGAGCAGGGACAAACAGCAATTACTATTTTTGACTTTTTGCAAAAATATTATGACTGGTTATATTGCGATTCGGAAAAAGGTTCTGGGTATCAACTAGGACTTAGTTTGTTGGATTTAGTTGATATCGATAAAACAAGAGATGAATTTGTTCAAAGATTAGCAGACATATATGCAAATGGCATAGAGTCTTCGGCATATGCTGATAATGGTGGGAAAATACAAACCGAAAGTACTAGAAACTTTGTACACAACATAAGAAAGAATTTCTATCAGAAGAAAACCACTCTTGATGGAATTCGTTATTTCTTTAAGACTCTTTTTGATGTTCCAGAAGAGCAAGTAAAGATAGAATATCCCAAGAAGTATCTTCTTCGTTTAAATGGTGGAAGATTCAGCAATAGCAATTTTTACTTTCCTGGTGGAACTGGATCATATGAACTATTGCAGACTTTGAGTGGAAGTTGTCTTAATTTTTCTAGAATACAAGATGGTAATTTCTTCCAAGATTATTCATATCTTCTGAAAACTGGAATTAAATCAAGTTACTACAAAGAAACATACAAGACACTAGCACATCCAGCAGGATTACGAGTCATATATGAAAAATCATTGGAAGATTACAGTGGTCCGCAAACTGACTACGATTTTACAGTTATATGTGAAAGAACATATCTAAGAAATTATGCACCTTACGGCATTTCATACGAATACACAACATCAATAGGTGCGTGCGGTGGAACTACATATTATGGTCTAGATGTATGTACTGGATGCACTGGGTATACTGGATTTACTGCACCCACACACGCATTCCCAAACTGGAATACGACTACAATTCTTGGTTATAACTTCAAAAATGTAGTATTGCGTGATTTCTTTGATATGTGCTACGATGGAGATGAAAAGGTAAGTCCAAATATTGGATTGACATGTTCTACATGTGCATAAGTATAAACATAAGAGAAAACAATGAGCAATAAAACAGAAAATGTCAAAACTTTCATAAATCAAATTGGAAAAGAAAATCAATTGTTTTTATTTGTTGGTTCAAATGACACCGACTCGCAATCCAATTCGTTTGAAACAGAAATAGAGACATGGAAATATTCTGACTTTTCAATAAAGATCGGAAAAGATAATATCATACCAGTAGTACCAAATGTAAAGTGGACCAAGAAAAGAACATATACACCATGGAATGCAAAGACAGAAAACTATGGTAATTTTTATGCATATAATGATGTAAACGGATATGTCTATCTTTGCATTTCTGATAATAAAGAAAACAGAGAAGATTTAATTGGTAAGAATGTATCCAACAATGCACCTTCCCATACAATTGGAGATGTAACATACGATGATGGTTATACCTGGAAAGCGTTATACAAAATTACACCTAGCATTGAGAAATTTGTAACCGAGCAATGGATTCCAGTAGTTAGTTTTGACATATTCGAGAATCTAGATAAAGGTTCTTTGTTTTCCCAGATGCAATCTTTCTGTTCACCATCTACAACAAAGCAGTCTGGAAACTGTGCAATTTATTTTAAAGAAAATATAAAATATTTGTCACATACTGGATCAACCGTCAATGGTGTAAAAGGAAATTTATATGAATATTTTTCAATGGAATGTCACGATTGCTATAATACATTCAAAGACCATCCATATTTCATTGCCGATTTTACAACAGAAACACCAAGTTCAACAATAACAATCAAAGACACATATGATCTTGTTGGAGAACTTATAGATCAGAAAAAAATATCAATAGCATCTCCATATTTTTACTTATACCAGGTAAATAAAAACTCACCAGATGAGGGTTATATCGTGTCAGCAAAGATTGATTTATCTGGAGTTGACTTAGAAAATCTTGCAGTTACTAAATCAAATCCAGAACTAACAATATACAGCAACACAGGATCTGGTGCTTCAATAAGACTTAAGACTTTCAATTCCACAGTCAATAATAAAATTTACATCTATGGCATTGAAGTGCTATCTAAAGGATCTGGTTATAAGGATATTAGTTTCACCCTAGACTCCGCTTCTCTAACAGGAAGTTTGACGATTGAACAACTCATGGCAAAAATTATTATTAACCTTGATGAGATAGATGGTCTTGGGTTTGATCCAATGAGAGTATTAAATTGCAAGCACTCGATGATCGATGTCAGGGTGGATAGACCAACGTTGGAAACAGCAAATCTTTCAATACCCACCCATATTAATTTTTACAGTTTAGTTCAGAATCCCAAAATGGATTCTAGTTTTGATACAATTGCTGGTGCAACAGAAAATAAATACTTATCCACTTTATACAGAACCACAGTTGAATTAACTGTAACGGTTCCCTCAAGTGTTGTTGGTTCTCCAATATTACCAGATATAGACGATGTATCACAAATAACAACAACAGATAATACAATAATTAGAAATATTCAAATATCAAAAATAACCGCACCAACTACACCTGGTGGAACTGGAAAGTTTGAAATCAAAGGCCTTGAATATGATCAAGCATCAACACTAGTTGGTGCTAACATAGCAGCAAATAGTGTAAATTATAACGTAACTAGCGTCAGTGCAAGTCCAGTATTTGTGCAATACACAGGTAAAGTTCTTTCCTCAAATAAAACAACAGAGATACCAATTCAAGATGCAGACACAGCGTTGATCCGTATAAATATGGTAAAAGGAATGTAAAATGGCACTTTCACCTCTAAATACTGATAATAAAAATTTTCCATTAAGTGATTCTCCATTTCTGAGTAGAGTGTCAGAGCACTATGAGGATGGCAAGAACTATGCCATGATTTCCTTTAATCCTGGATTTGCTTTACAAGCGGCAGAGTTAAATGAGATTCAGGAATTATTTTTCATGAATATGAATTTGACACAGAGAATGAATTCAAATTGGATTCAAATTTCTGGAGCACAAACAACACCATTTTATGCCCCATACTGGGAAGGTCTTATTCCTCTTTCTCCATCTTACTTGACAGTTTCCTCATCAACATTCGATGGAACCAATTTAACCTTTTCATATACATTAGATGCTGGATGGTATCTGTATACTGACAAAGAAAGTAAACTTAGTTTTTGGGTTCATAACAACACAGCATTCACCCAATCAAATGTAGTTGCTGGATCTGGTGTTTTTTACTTTGGAACAAGATCAAGCACTCGGCAAATAGGATGTTGCCAAACAAATGATAACTGCTTGGATCAAGACTCCACACTTCGAGATGGGTCACAAGAAACATATCAAGAATTTACATGCGGTGCATCAAGATTTAGAATAGATATCAATCCAACATCAGCAACAACACTAGAATCATTTAATAATCTTCCTGCTGCACCTGCTGATTTCTGTCATATATTCACAGTAGATTTAACAAGCGTAAATAAATCAATAAAATATCCAAATGGGTATATAGTAACTAGCATAGTCTAACGGAGAAATTAATTAAATGGCAATTTCACCACTTACAGGTTCATCTACATTTTATGATTGGTACATAAAAACCAATGATGAGATCATTGCACAATTAAATGCAATGACAATTTATGGTGCTACTAGTGGTGATGGTGTCAGACTAGATGTAGATGGAAACGGAATTCTATCCGCAACTATCGGAGGAACATCTGGAAATATTCAATCTGGATTAACTTTCAGCGGTAAAGTTTCGTTTACTGGAGAAGTTGCAGTTCCTAATGTTTCGTTTAAGATAGATGGAATAACCACAGGAACACCTGGATATGGATTTGGATCTATAATTAGAACAGATGGTATAAATGGTTATACACTAGCATGTGCAGATGACCCAGATAATGCAGAATCACTAGCAGTGATCTCTGGAATAAATTCAAAATACTCAATTGCTACTGTTCTTGGTAAAATTACTGGTGATTTTAATACTGTTGCTGGTGGAACATTATTTGCTGGTTGTGTTTATTTCTTAGATCCTACACTTCCTGGAAAAATAACAACTACCGAACCCGTGACTGTCGGACAAGTTTCGAAACCCATCATTATGGGAGTCAGTGGAGATTCAGGAATAGTTCTGCAATATAGAGGAAATTACTTAAACGGTTCATCGACAATAGGATTATCTGGAGGCAATAGAATTTATGTTATATTGCCTTCAACTTCAACTTCCAATGGTTTTGTTCCTGGAAATTTTGTCTCTTACTTACCAAATGTTGGTTCTTATGGAAGTTCTTTCAATAGTTACTTAACTGCAACTGGAAGAACCGCATATAGTGGTTGGTTTATGAGTCAATCAACATCTGTAGATCAGACATCACCATTGCCATTTGAAGAAGATTTTGTTGTTGGGATGATTGAAACATCAAATGCATATGGCGCAGATAGAGTATATCAGATTGTAACCAAGGGAGCAACTGAAGTTGTTCCCGCAGCAATATCGCCATCTGTTTATGGGTGGTGGGTTCTAAATGGCGCAACTCTTCCAAATCAACTAGTTCAATCATCAAATAATATTGAAGAAAACAATCCATTCGAGAGACTGTATGTTGGTTACAACTACAACGACACATCATTTATAGTGGACATCAAACCACAATTAAAATCGGTTATAAATGGCAGATCCACTACACTTCCAGCGTCAGACCAAACCATTACAGCATTCCAGAATGAAACATTCAATGGGGATTTTAGTGTGTGGCAAAGATCGACTGCTAGAGACTCGCAGTATACATCGAACACACCAAAAGTCTATTTTGCTGATCAATGGGTGAGAAGAACATCCAGAACAGCACTTGTATCTCAATACATTGAAAGAAAAACTTTTAGTAAATCACAAAT